GTGCAATGCTTGAGTGCCAGTTGGCCGGCCCGGGTCTCAGGCTTCATTTGATGATTTCTTCAGCGACACATCGCGGCGAGAGACCAAGGCTCTCCTTGATCTTCTTTTTCTGGCCGTTTGTCGGACTGCCCTTCCACCGTTTCTTCTTGGCGTAGTATTCCGCAATCCCCGCAATCTCTGCGCGTTTCTTTTCCTTCTCGATACCCGCTTCGATTTCAGCCAACTCGTCTGTGCAATCAATGCCAGCCGCCGCCATTGCGGTAAAGACCAATTTGCGTTCGGTAAGTTTATAAAGCCTGCCCTTGCTCATGTCACATTCTCCACTTGGCTGGCGTCATATCTGACGATTTCAACATTGATATAAAGCGGCCCGCCGCCGGTTATCCCGTCATGGTTTCCGCTATTTGTCGCACTGTAGAGTCGTATGGCTTTTTCTGTCCCCATAAGTGCGGTCGCGTCGTATTCTGGCCCCGCTTCACCCATCTCGTCATTGAGTCCAAGCCCACCTACGACATCGGAATGATGGCCGGCGTCATCGTAGTTGCCCGCTGATGTCACAGCTTGTTGAGAGTAAAGCCCTGCGTGCTCTGCCGCCCAGCCCACTTCGGCGTAGAGATTTGGACCCCCGGTGAAACTTGCAATGGTTCTAAACCAGATCCAACGTATGCCCTCGTTAGCTGCAAGTGTGAATATGGCGAAGTCAGCGGAGGTGACTCCGCCCTTGGCTGCGATTTGAGCTTGGGTTAGCTGAAAGGTTCGAGTGTAGATGGTGCGCCCGTCTGCCGTGCCGCCGCCGCCGATAGAGTCTACCTGGCTTTTTTTCAGGCTAAGTCTTGTGCCGTATCTTGTTATTCCCATTAGCTTATCACCACTGTGGTGGTATCTGCCGATGCCACGTATGCGCCGGTCGATACGTCTTCGAGTGTTCTATACGCCTTCACTTTGAGTTCTGTGAGATGTGCGCCAGAGCCAGCGCATGTAACCTTTATGGACGGGTTAGTGGAATCGATTGTGACTTCAAGAACGCCCCCTGTATTAAAGTCCGAGTCGGCATGACCGCCCAGGCCCACATTTGTAAACGGGCTTCCGTCAACGTGGATCGCGTGGCTATCTTCATCGACCGTTTCGATAGATATGCTCATGTCTGCATCGTTATTCGACCTCATTCTGAGTTGCCACGTATGAGCGCCAAAGGGAGGCGTAAATATTGCGCTCTGGAAATCGCTCACCCCCGTCGAAAGCACGAAGGCTTCCCCAGATTTTTTGTCCAAAGACACCGCGTACATCGATCTTGAATTTGCCATCTTAGTCTCCTATCGCTCCATATATACAGTGTTAATTATGGCTCTTCTACCTCAATCCTTCCACCAAAGTATACTTCCTCTGTTTGGAATTTGGGATCTATCTCTCGCAAAATATCCTCAAACCCGGCCTTGCCTACCCATTCCCTCAAGTACGCAAGGAACCCGCCAACGGCTAGACGTGCAGAGGTGAGGTAGAGCCCCGGCTCCGCGTCCGTCGCATCGTCAGACTTGACTATCCAGCCGGCATCCGCAAGTGGTTTGAGTTTATCAAACGCATCGATGTAGTACATCATCTCAGGGCCAGGCTCTCTGGTCTGACCAGCGGTGATCGTATTGCTGAGACCCTCCATGTCAGCGTAGTATCCCTTGAGGGCCTCTGCGATGTGCTGCTGTGACCGGAGCCTTCGAGAGGCAGCGACCTCACCCCATGTATGCGGACTGCCCTCGAACATAGGCTCGTGACTCTTTTCATCCATTATGCTGTAGGCCGGGAGCCTCGGGAGGCCAAATTGCTTCGCCGTTTCATCATCCGCATCCTCTTTGGCGACGTGCATCTTATTGAAGTTATGCCGCACGTCTACAAGTGCGCTCCGCTGCATCCCTTGCGGCTCCAGCGTCATACCAGCCGTCTTTGCCCACTTCGCCATCCCCGGAATGTTCTCGCCCCAGATATCCATCACCCTTGTGATTGTCGGCGGCACAGCCTGCTCTTTCCCAATGTGCAAGAGCACCCTGCCCAGTGTAATCTCATCCCCATCAAAATATCTTTTCGAGAGCTCCCTTCTCGTCCGGGGGCTCTTCTCAGTTAACCACTGCAACGCTCGGCTTATTTGACCTGGCATCCAGTTGTCCTGCGGGTCGAACGTAAACCCTGTTGCAGCCTCCAGCAACAGACTGGCCAGACCCACGTCATCTTCATCACCTCTCTGCCCAAGGAACGACTTGAGGGTAAACGGCTGAAGCCAGCCGACATTGACCCCAGTCCACCAAACATCCTCGGGGGCACCGGAGGCGCCAAACTTGGCCTTGATGGTCCATGGCGTTGCCATATACCGCAGGCGCCAAGACATAGGCGAATTGCTCCTGATTGCCCGCCACTCATCTTCAGAGACGCCGGCCTGGGAAACAGACAGTGCCGTCAGATAGTCCCAGGTGTTCATCATGGCGGCTATCGTCACAGCCTGGACCGGGTTGTCTAAATTCCGCTTCAAGCCCCTAGCGGCCTGTACACCATAGCGCATAAATGGAGTGACAACGCCGACCGGAGATAGGAAGTGGGCTGTGGACAGCCTGCTCGGGTAAGGAGATGAGAGGAAGTTTACTGCCATTGGGGCATGAGCATAGTTCTGGCTTATCTCTCGCCCGTCCAGCGAGGCCTGGAACATGTCGGTCCTGGTCTTGCCGCCCCTGTGGTGATCCGGCATGTACGACTTGAAGAACTTCGCGGCCCGGTAGAGCTGATCGTTAAAGCCATATATGGCATTAGGTAAGTCAGACATGACAGCATGCAGCGCCAACGCCCCTTTGTTTCGTTTGCTGATCCTGCTCATCAAGTGGTAGGGGAAGGTGTGCATGTTGGTAAAGATGCGCCGAGTGTCACTAAAGTTCTTCCCGTAGATGATGTCGTAGAAGGAGACCCGCGCGTTGACCATCAGGTCGGTGCGAGAGAAGTCGCCGCTCAGGGTTTGGCTCTCAAGCAATAGCTTACCCATTGGGCTGTGGGGGTTTGCCATCGCCTGACGGGCAAGTCCAAGGTAGTGCTGGCCCTCTTTGGTCATTGGATTTACGCCATACATCGGCCCGTGATACAGCCATTGGGTCACATAGTTACGGAAGGCAACTGGCAAGTTATAGACAGTGCGTAGGCGCTTCCACCACACCACCGTCTTGGGTAGAAGCTTTCTGGCGTACTCGTTGAACTTGTGCTCCCAGACCCAGATGCGCTGTATATCTCCCCGAACATACTTCCCGGCCAGCCCGCCGAACACATTGATAGTAGTGCCGGGGTATTTCATGTCTGGCATGATCTCATAGCCGGCAGCCCTGGCCGATTTGGCATCGGGAAAGAAGCTGGCCTCTCGCCATACGCCTGGGAACTGTTTCATTATCTGGCGGAACGCCTTGTGTCTGTTGACGAGGTTTTCAAGCGAGGCCAGGTCCGCCACCATCATGCGGTCAAACGACACCGGGTCTGTTATAAGGCCGCGCTCTATTTTTGAAATCTCCTTGGGGATACCCATCCGCTTGTCCCAGTTCGGCATCATCTGACCTGCGGCCTTAGCATGCGCTGCTATATCTTGCGCTGCACCATTGCGCTCAGACCTTAGCAGAGCAAAGTATTCCTTCGTGTCAATCCGGCCCTCCTTCAGGTCGCGAGTGAGTTCTAAAATGCGGTTTCTCAACTGCACCGTCCGGTCATAGGACTGGGGCATCGCATAGTTGGTTAGATTCGCCGGGTTGTCCGCCAAACCTTCGGCCACTACGCCGTCATGGACCATCTGGAACCGGTCTGCAAGTGGACGCGCTGACACATCGCGGTTGAGGAAGTCAACAACCTGCTCAACGTGTCGCAGCAGAAGGGGTGAAAACTCTGACGCGACGGTGCGGAAGTTTGAGTCAACCTCATAGCGTTTGTGGAGGGGGTTATACCGGTAGCCTGAAACAGCATCATGCACCACCGGAACGACTGGTCCGGTGTACTCAGATGATGTGCGAACCCCTATCTTCCCTGGGCTCAGGCTATCGCTGTATGTCTTTATGCGAGACGGGTCCAGGGCAGGCATGACCTCAATATCTGGCTTCGGCACATCAATCTTAATCGGCTTGCCTTTTGCGTCATAGGTAACTTTCTCGCGGCCGGTGACGTGAGGATATGTCTCCCGAACCGTAGTCTCCTGCTTGGGGGTCAGCCTGAACTTCTTTTTGCGCTCTCCCTCATAGTGCTCCCGCCGGCTCCCCTTGCGGTAGAGCTGCTCACCGAGCGCCTGAAGGGCTTGATTGATTTCACCAACGCTGGGCAAATCGGTATAGAACAACTCTCTGTAGAACTCTGGCGCCCGGATTCGGCGCAGGTTCTTATCCGAGCCCATAGGCCCATTCTTGGCCTCCCAGGCTGTCACGTAGGGCTGCCAGAATGCGGGCAGCGGTATGCGCCCTCCGTCGCGTTGCGCGATGAGTCCGGGCAGGTCACTTTCAACACGAGCCTTCAGCTCCTTTGGCCCACTGGAAAGATTCCTGTGGTTAGACGCTCTGTATTTCGCGAGCTCCCCGGCATTCAGGCGGGAGAGTTGCTCAAGCCCCGACCTCCAGCCATCGAAGACCACCACGTTCCACGAGTATGACTGGGCTTCCATTGTCATGGCGTCAAAGACTGTCGGCTTGAGTGCGTCCGGGAGGGCTCGCACTGCGTCCCAGGATGCTGCTGTCCCCTTGTTTGTGGTCCTGTTGGATTCAAACAGTATGTTTGAGAGAGCCTCTGGGATGACTTGGTCTCGGTAGAGAAACATTGCCTTTGACCAGGCATGGAGGGCGCCGGGGATAGTAATCGCCTTGCCGGTGCCGGGGATTTTCACCCTGTAAGCAGACGGAGCGCCGGTTGTGAACTTTCGCATGACGAGGGATGCGAACTCAATCGGCGCCATCAGCGGTAAACCTTGCGGTCCTAGGGCCAGCGAGCCAAGCAAATGCGGCAAGAAATCGCTATAGAACTTGGCGGCGATCCGGCGACCCTTCCCGTAGAGCGGGCTGGGTATTAGTTCCATGTCGCCCTTCTCACCGAACAGGCGTTGCTGAAGGAGCTCTATACCCTCGGTGTGTCGCTTTATGCCATCGTTGACGTGTTTTTGCCGAGCAGACCACTCCTTCTTGAAGTTCTCAGCATTCTTCCACCCTTCCACTCCCCTCCCGAACCAATTGACAAACATGTTCGAGTCTTTGCTCATTCGCATAACGGTCCATTGGATGCCGCTTTTGGGGTCAGTCCACATGAGCCTCAAGGGCTCATTGCCTTTCGGGAAGACGGGCTTCATTTGATCGAGGTACATCCGAACGCCGTGGCGCTGGTTGAACACGTATGGCCTGTTTGCCGTGTCTACCTTGACATCGGGGACGCCGCTGGAAAAGTTTGCCAGCTCGGAGACCAGAACATGTCGAGCCTCTAGCAGCGCAGAAAGCGTCCGGTGGACAGCTTTGGTGCTGCCTTGCTGAAAGACAACTTCTGCGATGGCATCTGGCTCGCCCATCCGCCTAAGGTCTCCCACTCTCAGGGAGGGCAAATCGGCCACCTCCAGGGGAGCTCGGCCGCCAGGTCTAAAGAACTGTCCACGGGGCACATACGGAGTTGGCTGGTAGCCTTCCGGGACTGTGCCGTTTGCAATGGCCTCGGCCAGCAGCTCACCGGACACTAGGACCTTGTTGACAGCGCCCACGTAACTTTTGACTGCCCCCTTCAGCTTCTTGCCCATGCCATATCCAACAAAGAGTGTTGGCAGGATACCCACTTCCTCGGCAACCTTTTGCATGGTTTCCGGCTGCCCTATAAGCCCCCGGACGGCCCCGTAGGCCACAAGCGGGCCTGTCGCCACCAAGACATTGGCAGTATCAGCCAGCGACTGGGCAACCTCGTTCGGGCCGTAGGCTGGGTCAGTCATCATCAACATATGGCGACCGACTTCCAGCGGGATTATGACCCTGTGGGCTGCAAGGTAGAGCAGTTGCTCTGGGATGGTTTCGTAGGAACGTTCCATCCAGTCGTCGCTGGGCTTATCCCCTCCGAACATATGCGTTGCCCATCGAAAGTATTCAATGCCGGGGTCTCTGCGGCCACGCAAAATTTCCCCCGTAGTCCAGTCCTGGTCCCAGACGAATTGTTTGATGCTCTCTTTTACTCCGTCGCCTACCCAGTCCGGCCACATATCAACCATGCCATACATGAATTTGCGCCGCAGATCGTTCGCAATGCCCCAGGGCACCTCCACCATGCTCTTACCGAATGTGAACCAGGTCCCGGTCTGCAGTTGGCCCGCCGGATAAACATCCGGGCCAGGGTCGGTAGCAAGGAATCTCTGCCCCCCCTGCCCAAGGACGTAGTTCAGCCCAACCTCTTCGTATAGTGCTTTGGCGACACCCACCGGGAGCATGAGCGAGCTACCCATGAAACGATCGACTTCGTCGCTGTCAGGCATCGGAACCCAGTCTCCTGTGATCATGTGCCTGTGCATGCCCCGCCGGTGCTCTACCTCTTTATAGGGCGGCCGGTCCTTGTATTCCCGAGCCACCGTGGGCTTGCCGGTCTCTTTATCCACACCGTGGACGGCAGAATAGTCGGGATAGCGGCGATCATACTCCTCTATGGACAGCTCTATCTTTTTCCCCTTGTCGTTCAGCAAGGGCTTACCATCGGGGTCCACTAAAATGCGCGTGCGCCTGACTGCCATGGCTTTCGCATCTTGACCGTGCCAAAGAGGCCACCCGGCCAAGACATGCGGCGGGATCTTCGAGTCTTTGGCCTGTAGCAATATTGCTTTCTGCTCCTCTGGTGAGATAACGGTGCGCCATGCGGATGCAAGCCCCTTGTGGACTATGGGATTCGGTGAAAGTCGCTCGCCAATGCTTATTGAGCTATGGTCGGCGCTCCTCGGCTTCCGGTATGGGAATAGCCCGTTGAGGTCGAGTGAATAACCATACATCACATGAGACATGTATTGAGCATCGCCAGTGCCAGGCTCCCAGCCAGCCGCCTCCTGGATTTCCGGCATCCACGCCTTCTTCGCTCTCTTGAACTCTTTGTATGGTCCCGGCCGCTTTGACTTTAGATACCCGGTCTTCTTTGCCCAGGCATTTGTACCTATCGGCGGATCAACGAGGCTCAGGAGGTTTGCCGCCCGCTCCCCCGGGTTCTTCATCGCAGGGGTGCCAGGCTCAACATAAATAGGGGGGAACCCAAACTGGTGTTCGCCCCCGAACCCCGGCTTGGCGGCTCGTCCCAAGTAAAGCCCGTGGCGGTTTACCTCTGGAACGCCTTTATATATCAATCCCCATTCCTTCCTGCTGTAATTGGCGATTGGCCAGCGGGTTAGCAGCGCATCGACTTTCCAGAAGCCGGGGTGCTTGATGTCTTCTTTCAGCCCAAGCTGAAGCTGCCCTGTTCGCAGGGTTTTCTTGATCCGGTTCAACTGGTGGATGATTGCGACAACCCCGCCAGATTCCGCATGATCGCCGTCTACCCCCTTGTAGTACTTTGACCGCGTGGGGTCGAGCATCTTCCTCATATCCAGGATGAGCCTGATGTCCTTACCGTAAAGCTTATTCACCGCTCGACTATCTGAACGCAAGATTTCACCAAGGCTTTTTACTAGGTGATCGACCTGCGCGCCCACTGTGTCAAACAGCTTCTTGCGAGCTGCCGGATACTGCCCCTGGCTCTTTGCGAGCTCTAAAATCAGTCGGGCTCGGGGGGAAAGATCTGCCTCGAAGAGCTTTGCTGCAGCATTCTCTGCCTGTGCGCCACCTGGACCCTGCGAGACAACCCGAACCACAGCCGCACGCTGAAGGCGCGGGTCTTTACTTATCATATCGACATCGACAGGCTGCTCACCCCCACCTTCCCGATAGAACCGCTCCCAGGCATGCTTGGCCCTGATGTGAAGGTTCAGCTCCGAAAGCACCGAATCCCCGTCAGTTCTGTAGCTCTGGAATGACGTGTCTTTCCCATAGAGGTCATCGAATATGGATATGGCATAATCCACCGCCTCAGCCACGCCGCCGCGCTCAAGCTCTTCGTGCTCCCCCTGGAACTTCTCCTGAGTGAACTCATACCCGGCCATTGTGGTGTGCATGCCTCCACTTAGGTAGGGCAGAAGAATATAAGGCGAAGACTCATACGACCCGCTCTCGTAGAGACCCTTCAGGAAGTCCAGCACCACCTCGCCGCCTGGCCTACCGCCAAGGGGGTTGAACGCCATCCTACCTGGGGTGGTAAAGTCCGGGGTTGGATATAGCCGGTTGCCGAAAGTTACTTTTTCAGGCTTCGGCGTCCAGAACGATGTGTCCGCCGCCTGCATCTGAGCCGTCCACTCCCACATGCCCACCGCAGGCGCCAGCGGAGCCCTCCTTCCCTGGGACCAGGCAACAACCCCGCCCATGGCCTGGATGGCTTGGATTGTGAACGGATGATTCGCTCCCCAGCCCTTCCACAGGTAGTCAATGGCCACCTCCGGGAACTTCTGCCTTGTGGAGCCGTTCGGGTTCCACAGGGCCGGGCTAAGTCGCTCTACGACATCACCCTTATCCCGACCCTCAAAAGGGTAAACCTGCGAGAACGTCTGCTCTCCGGTAGCCGAATCAACCCCTGACGACACATAGGCTTCATGTACAGCGGGAGTCCCGCTGGCCGTATCTGGCGCCCCGTCTATTACATAAGCCCCCGCAACACTCCCGGCCTCATCCAGAAAGGGTTGGCTGACAAAGCGCGGCGAATAGCCCTCAATTGGTTCGGGGGGAGGGATGCTCTGCTGCCACTGCTGCTCTTCTTGTGCTGGCGGATAGGGGAAGTCTTGTTCGGCCATTGGCGGCGCACCGATGGGCTGAACGGGCTCCACCGTGGGATAGGAAACGGGCTCTACCAGCGCAGGGGCAATGGGGGCCAGCGACTGCGTAACTGCAGGCTGAGTGCCATCCTCAAAGCTATTGAGGTGGCTATTTAGATCAACACCAAACGGATCTGTTCCCGGCATCTATGTCCTCAGCTTGTCCGCATAAGCCAAAAGTGCGCGCCGCTTCTTAGAGGCCGGCCAGCCCTGCTGTCGAATCAGACTCGCTGCCCGAGCCAATCGACCCTTTGGAGCCTCCTGTGTGCCTGCCTTGCCCCATTGGGTGCCCATCACTCCCTTAAGTTCCTGTATCCACTGGTAGACCTTTCTGCCCTCTACCCCGAAATGCTGATCGAACTGCTGCTGGGTCCAATTCATATACTTCTTAAATCTGGAGTCGATGCGTTTGATAAGCGCGGCCCGCCCCTTTATGTTTTTCCTCTCAAATCGCTTCCCAATGCCAGGCTGCTTCTGTAGCCATGCCTCATTCGGCGTGTAGCCCGCGCCCTTGAGATCTTTGATCTCCTTCGGTAACTTATGCTTGTCAAAGCTCCCATCGGTGGACCACCTCCATCCGGTCAAACCACCGCCCCTCAGCTTACTGCCAATTACCTTCTTGCCCCCTATAGTCAGTTCAATTCTGCCTGCCTTAATCATCGCCTTGGCGTGCTTTTCGAGTTTGTCGGTATAATCCTGGCCTTTGCTGTAGAACCCCAGTTTCTTCTTAATGTTGTCGTAGTCGACCTTCACCCTAGCAAAGCTCCTTGCAGGCGTTGCCGGCTTGAAGTTTCGGTATCGACGGTATGCCGCACGATACTTCCTCTTGCTCGAAGCGGCTTTGGCTTTCTTCTTAGGCAGCCTGGCCAGTTCATCAAGCAGAGGGCCGTCCTTGGGGTTGTATTGCGGAGAGCTTTTGTATGCCTGCAGATTCGGCAATCCGGCACCCTTCGGTCCGGATGCCACCGTGCCCGCTATGGGCGTTGGCGCTGGCCTAAACAGCTTGTAGCCCGCATAGGCCTCTTTGTAGGGGCTTTTCTGGACTTTGTTCATCGCCTGAGTTTTGGGCAGCCCCGCAAGTTCATTTAGCAGCGCCACGTCCCCCGGCGGAAGGCTTTTATTCTTGTAATACCCCTGAAGGTTTCGCATCCCCGTCCCTTCCGGTCCGAGTAATACAGGCTTCACCGGGCGCTGTTTCATTCGAGAGAACTTCAGGGCATCCTCGATGATTGGGCCATACACCGAATCTTTCTTCAGGGCATTTACCCTTGCGTTAGCATCCCTTGTCTCCATGTGTATAATCGAACTAATCACCTTATATTTCTGATCAGCCTGGTTGAACCCGTGCTTCGTAGCCGCCCTATCTACGCCGTTAGCCCACTGCCCAGCGTTAATCCCTTTAAGCCCATACTTCTTTGCCCTGTTCCTGACCGCCGCAGAGATCCGCGCTGCCTTGATAGTCGCCTTTCCGCGTTCTGTGGCCTGCCTCTCCATGATGTAGTAGTAGTTGACCCACAGATCCTCATGCACCTTCATCTCTTGCTTGGTTAGAGATCTCCGGTATGCAAAGTCCCCGGTTGCCTTATAGCTCGCCTTTTGAGCCGGGGTTACCAAGAGACCCTTGAGTTCCGCCTCGGACACCAGCCCGCTTACCAAGTCGTCAGCATAAGATCGCATTGCCTTAACATTGGCCCGAGAATAGTCCCTGATGGGTTTCCCGTTGGCGTGTGTAGCCGTATGGTCCCAGTCCTTAACAAGTGCCGCGACACCCCGCCTCAACGTGCTCTTGGCGGCGGCAGCCTGGAGTTGCTCCTTCTCTCGCTGGCGCCCCGCCGCTGCCTGACCAGACTTCCACTGTTCCAGCAGTAGCCGCTTTCTCGGGCTCAAGTCTTTATAGTGCTCAGGCTGTGTCCCCCAGCCAGGCGGCGGTTTCACCGGAGCGCCCACGGGCGCGCCCTTGATCCTCTCTTGCAGTCCGCGTAGCGTTGGCTTTCGCACCGGAGGGGCGGGCGGTGGTGGTGCAGTTGGGCCTCCCACGGGCGCACCCGCAGGCGGGGCCGTTGGTCCCCCAGCAACTTGCGTAGGTATTGGTCCTGGGCCTGGGGCGGCTTTCGTATCCTGGATAACATCTTGCCGCATTTGCTCAAAACGCTGCCGCGCCCTGTTGAAGTCTTCCACCTCGGACGGCACTGCGGGCTGCTGACCGATAGCCTCCCCAACGCCAACACCTCGCTCCCCCGCTTTGTAGGCTCGCTCAGTGGCGACTGCCATTGACTCTTCTGGCGCCACCTGGGGGATAAACTTTAGTGCCACTTGTGAGCCAAACTGCAAAAGTGGATCTGTAAAGGTCCTCATTTTGTTCCAGGAGAGCTGCTCTTGCGCGAGAGCATTCGCCGCCTCCTGCTGCATTCTTTGCGCTGCCATTTGGCGAGCCTGGCCGTACCAGCCCTGGCCTATGTGTGTGGGTGGTCTGTAAGGCATTTTTTCCTCCTAATATGGTGGTTTTCCGGTCACAGGGTACTTCACGTAATCCTTACCGCCTGCATACTTATAGTGTTGGCCGGTGCCACCCGGCTCCATGTGGTATTTGTACATGTCATCCAGCTCTTTCCGGTCTTCCCCGCTCAACTTATCCTTCCATGCGTCCCAGAAACTCCAGAAAACCCCGCCTTCGTCATCCTTCTTTGCTGCGCCACCCGCATGCGGATCCCAAGCGTCCCCGAATTTCGAGTACCTGTGCCACCACATTGCCTTCTTCCATTCAGGCATCATCTCCCACACATCATCACCGTGCTCCCAAGTTGGAGGCGCCATGGGCGGCGGAGGACCTGTAAAGTCGTACTCCATCTTGCCGTCTTTACCTTTTCTGAAGTACTGGGCGGCTTCATCGTAGGTCATTTCAGAATTGTCCATGATGTGTTCAATAGCCTGGGCCGACTTTCCACCCCAGCCCTCACCGCCAGCCTGGTACGCCACATCTTGCCGCATAGCAAAGCCCTCGGTCTTACTTCCGACCCCCTCTTCCATGGCGAACATCTCTTTCTCAAGCTCTGCCCTCTTATCTTGCAGCGCCATGACAGTCTCAGCGTTGAGCTTGGCGCCGTACATCTGAAGCATCCGGTCAATATAGGCAATCTTCTCCTGGACGGCTATCTTGGCATTCTCAACGAAGAGTTTCTTCAGCTCTTGAGCCGCTCCCGCTCCCGCTCGCCCGAACCCCCTGGCTAGAAGTCCACCCGCTCCCGCACGTCCACTCCAGGCCATCTCTTCGGCAATCTGGGTGAATTGGTCATACATCTGGGAGGTGATGACATCTTTCGCTTGCTGGAGCTCTTCCTCGCTCATCCCGTAGCCCTCATGGCCACGTTTCTCAAGCATGGCCAGAGCCTCGGCCTGGATGTCCTGAGATGCAACCTCTCCACCGCCGGGGATTAGTTCTTTATATGTCCCCGTCTTTGGATCGTAATACTGACCAGGCTGCGCCCATTTCTGATAGAACTCTGGGGAAGTGACACCGGCGAGCTTTTCCTCAGTCGTAACCGGAGGCTTCTCAAGCTGCAGGTCGGCTGCCCCAGGCGCCTGCTGAGGCATGCCCATCACACCCGGATCTGGCGGGCCATAATCTACCCCCGTTGGGGCAGGCGTAGCACCCGGCGCCCCACTACCCATCCCTAACGGCTGATACACCTGCTCGCCCCTTGGCGGCGGCGGGGCCGCTGGTAATGGCACTGCAGGCCCTCTGGGCTGGGTCGGGGGAATAGCTGGCGCAGTGGGTTGCAGCATTCTTGTCGCTGCCTGGCTGGCCATCTGTTGCCTCGGCTGGCCTGCCCCGCTTGCTCCCAGTGCTGTCTTCATTGGCGGCTGTTGGATCGCACCCATGGTTCTGGGCGGTGTCTGCGGTACAGGCGGAGCTCCTGTTCGCGGCGCTTTCGCCCTGGCCATTGCCGCATCCCTCAGAGCAGAGCCTGCCACGCGCATAGGAGCGCCAGGAGGCTGGGCCGCCTGAGAATAAGACGATGACGGCGGCTTTACGCTCGCCCCCAACGTAGCCTGCCCCTTCGGGATAGTTGGATTCTTGTATCGTTTCTTGTCTAAGTAAGGCATCTATTACTCCGCTACTCTATGCGTGGCTTGAGCCCATATTGTGACAGTAATTGGTCCGGTTATTGTCCCGCTATTGGTCAGCACCACATGCAACTCATCGCCACCGGACAGCGTTCCAGAGGTCACTGAGCTTGTTGAATAAATTGTGTTCGCAACGGTACAGGTGAGGGCTGCGGCAGCGATTATCGTTGTTGTTGACCCGCCGGATTTCTTATCAACCCTCACCGTGAAGTTCGTACCGCCAAGCAATTCCATGTATGCCGTAGCAAAGACAACGGTGAAGTTAGATATGCTTGCGGGCAGCTTTGTCTTTAGCTGCTTTGCCCCGCCGAGGGCGTCGTCATAAACGAACGTAAGGCACATATCACTCTTGTTTGTTGAGTAATTGTTGGTATCTGCCGTCCCGTCATTGATGAAGGCTTGCAAACTATTGATGCAAGTGCTGATGTCATCCGCATCAACCTGATTGCCGTTTGCAATATTCGTCGTGTCTGCTGTTACTGTAGCCACTATCTGCTCCCGTCTACCTGTCCAACGTTTGCCGTCACAGCCATATTCGCCGCAGTCGGCTTATAGGAATATGCCTTTGTAATCGAGGTATCTGCCACATTACCCACAATCATAGAGTCGGACACATTATCGTCCAAATAGATACCATATCCACCGCCCGGAAACACCTTGAACATGTTGCCCCGGTAAGCCCCCATCTTCGATGTGCCAGTGATATAGATGCCCGCCTGATTGGAGTCTAGAAAGTGACAGTTCTCTATCGTCAGGTAATCAATGCCACTGGCATACACCCCGATGTTTACATCTGCGAACACGCAGTTCCGCACGACGCACAAATCCCCGCTCACGTCAACTGTTTTATCATCAGCCGTCGTAGACCCATCACTGAAGCGGATCCCCTCTAGGACACACTCCTGGCCTGACAGTAAAATGGCAGGTCGTCCGCTTGTGGATTTCTTCTTGAAGACCGTATTACCTGGCGATGTGGAGATGAGCTGCACATTCGCCTGCGTTATGTCGAGGGTGTTTGTAAAATTCCAGATCCCCTCTGAGAGCAGCAGCCTGCCGCCTTCCTTCCCGAGCCCCGCCACAGCCTCAGCTATGGTGGTCTTCGGCGTTATAATCGGACCGCTGTAGAGTTGGCGTTGTGCAATCTGCTCAACACGCGCCATAACCCCCCTGAACCGCTCATCCTGGCCCGAGAGGTCGACGGGCATCTTCTGGCTGTGGGTTCTAAAGTAGCTCAACGGAAATCTCCCGCATCGGTCTCAACGGAATAGTCCCTTATGACTAGGTATGGCCCGAGTGTTGTCTTTGCTGGATCTAAAACGCCAACCCGGAAACTCCGACTCTTCACCGCACCCGGCTCCGCCTTGAATGTCATCCATGAGGAGCCCTCATAGTCAGCCACGGCGTCAGTGTCATCCTCACCGTACACGCCGCCGCCCGAGCTGTTGTAGAAGTTGTTAGAGTCCTCGTTTGGGTGGAAATCAAAGTCGCCACTGGTCGCCTGCCTGTCGGCAGTAAGCACCCGCCGAACAGTTGACGCTCCCTCAATCATTTTGGAGTCTGTCGCCTGCTCCTCGCCTTCCATGAACCAGCGCGGCCTATTAGAACTTGCCGTTGGCGTCTTCCCTCTGGTTAGGATTTTGAATCGCAGCGGCCTATATGTACTAACACTGTCGCTGGTTCTAAACATCCGGCTGGACTGCCAAACCATCTCCGGCGACTTATAGTTCGTGCCATTGTAGTCCCTGAGCTCCATCCCGTATCGGTAGAGCTTCCCTGTCGAAGAGAGCGTATAAACCCGCTCTTCTGCGCCAACTGTAATTGTGTCGCCAGAGAAGAACTTATGATTAAACGCGCCACCTCCGTATTCACCGGTGAACACGGTCCATGCCTGGTTTCTGTAGTCCCACACCAGTGTGGTGCTAAAATCACTGGAAGCGATGGCCCCTGTGCCTACCGGCAAAGACCACCAAATCTGCTGCCGGCTCTTGATGTGAAGCGCCTTGGCATGACGAAGAAGGTTCCTGTCTACATAAAAGGGGTATCCCAGTGCCCTAAGATTTGTCTTAACCTCAAAGGGGAGGTGTGTCTCTGCGGCGCGGTGGGTAAACATCGAGTCCACTCCGCTTGATATTTTCTTTACCGCTCCCTCTGTGGCTTGGCCGGCATAGCTGTAGACGCCATCGTATGAGAGGAAGTAAATCAACCCACCGACAGCAATCACGCTGTCAGGGGCAACACATCCCACTCCATCAACTGCTTTAGATATAGTTCGCGTGTCCGCCGACTGGCCGTGGAGATTGTAGATTGCGCGGTCTGTAAATGCGACCAACATCCCCTTGAAGCTCACCAGCCCAGTGATCCGCTCTCGTTCGTCAACGAAGAACATGTTATCGGCCTTGATGTCTGCAAACTTCCAGAGGTCCGAATGCATCACAAGCGCCGGGTCCAACGTAAAGATTGACCGAGCCTCATCGAGGCGCCACTTCGGCACAAGGTTTTGTTTTTCTTCCAGGGTGTCTGTAAAGTCAACTTTATCGTACAGCCTGAACCCGGCGTAGAAATAAAGAGAGTTATGCCTGACAGCGATAGTCCCTCTCGGCGCCCCGTCCCAGTAGGAGACGTTGAGCTTCCCGAGTTGGTCCACATCCTGGGTCATATCCACCGCACGAAGGTTTGCGCTGTCACGCACTGCGTCATAAACGTAGGTTGTGTACTTCGTACTCACCACGGTGATGAAGTGGGTGTCCTGGACGTTCCCATTCTCATCAAAGGTGGGCAGAGTGCAGTCGATGAACGAGCACTCAAATTCAGTTGGATCTTCACTTGGGTCGAACGGCTCACCCAAATCGGTAGAGACATCCTGCATGGTGGTCAGATTGCCATCTAGATCTGCCGTCTGAAACTGCACCTTCCCACTCTTTTTACCCATCATTAGGATGCGCGGAGGAAGGTTACGTGGCTCACAGACGTGGATCTTACCTGTATCTAACCCGGTATTGGCCAGATGGGTAAAGCCAAGGCGCGGCTCAATATAGCCCCTGGCATAGTCCACATTCACAGAGATTGAAGCGTGGCGCTCCGTTTGATAGTTCTCTCGCTCTTCAATCCCCTGGTATGGGCCAGGGTAGGTGAACAGTTTTGTAGCCACCGCTCACCTCCTAATAGTGCCCCAGCACCTTGACCGACCAGGGTTCATCGACCTGCCTGGATTCGGCATTCATTTCAATATAAACGACCGCCTCATCCCACAGCTTTTCAATCATAGGATTGTTGCCGTTCTGCTTGATATTCATCAAGTAGGCAAGGCGCTTGTAGACCGCATCGTGGAACATATCCGCCCTACCGCCGAGCACTGCCGTACCATCAGCCGCCATGGCATCCAGGTGAGCGATACTGTAGGCCGTTACGTTGAGGGCAGCACCTGTGAGCGGCGCCATGTACATATACTGCCCCTGGGTGGCGTAATAGTGGGGATTTCCCCCATAGAGGGCATCGGCCTCCAGGTGGTACTTCTGGCGCTCGCTGAAACGAAACGGCATCCACTTTCGGGGTAGATTCGAGGTGGTTATGCCGCCGGCAGAGCTGTAGTCCTCAACACCTATAATCTTATATGGCACTTTGGTGAAGATACTCGCATCTTCCATATCGATGCGCTCTGTATTGGCTGGCCAGGTGAAGGTATCAACATTCAGAAAATGCTCTGGGCTGACCCGGATAATCTCCCGCCACACGTCTCTATTGGCCTCATCCGACAGCGTATTTAGCAGCGAATCGGTCCAAAACAGCGAGCCCTTCTCGTCGAGAAGGTTTTTGGCCAGAGACTTTACGTTGGTACGTGTCAGAGTCATGCCACATTCCCCTGGATGAAGTGGTGTTTCTGGAAGGTGTTGACTCTAGGCACATAACCGCACAGCCTCTCTGCCTCTGGCTTCAGGCGTTTGTAGAGGTCTTTGCTTCGATTGTAGATGTCATCGAGCTCGCTTCGGTCGCGCTGCTCTTCCTTCCACTCTTCATCTGTGTATTGCTGCAGGTAAGCTGCTGTACCCATGCGCCAGAGGTCACATCGCCGGATGTACTGACACAGCCGAACATCTCGGATCGGGAGGAAAGAACCATCATCGTCTTCCCACACCTTCCATATGTAAGGCACAGTCTCCCTGCTTGGTATGGTCTTTACTCCGAACTTGACTTCAACAGTGGCGGCCACAAGACGCGCAATCACCCATCGCTTTCGCTGGTTACAGAATCCGACAATTAACTTGTCGTCATGCACCCGCTCTTTGATGCGCTTGGTCTCATGCTTGTCCCAGCGGATTGCCTTGAGCAACCGCCACTGTTTTTCAGTCAATACCATAATTACTGCACGTTCTGCGGTGACGCATTGTCATTGACCTGCGGCCCATCAGTCAGCTTAGGTATGTACGCAATCTGCACGCCAAGCAGACCCTTGTCTTCGCTCAGCCCAGCAGCAAACGCATCCATTTCAACGTCAACCGTGATGAAGTTTGTATCATCAGGCACCAGCGTGGAGGCGATCAGCGTGCCCCAGCGGGTGTACTGAACAACATTCGCCGCAGCTACCGTGTCCTGGGCAATAGGGGGGCCTAGCGGGACGGCTGCGCCGGTTGGCGCTGTGTCCGAGCCCGTCCGCCCAAGTAGGACTTTCCAGTCAATGGTGTCTGCCGTTGTGCTGCTACCGCTTGTCCAAATGACTCGGAAAAAGATGTCATTTTCCCAGTCCATGTAAGTGGGCGAATACAAAAGATGTCGCACCAGGCGGCCAGCAGTTGTCATTTTCCAACCCACGAGCCCGGCAGAGCCAAAAGTAGTCAGCAGGGCATCCGCATTGCTTCCGGCAGGGTGGATGAAGTCAGCATCACCATCCTCCGTACCAACAAGATTACCCATGCTGGTCATCGCAGACGCATGAATCGTCTCAATGCGGTACTTATAATCGATATTTCTGTCTTTGATCATTGGTCTATCACTCCACAGTTTTCCCCCCGAAGGGATACTAAATAAAGGGGGGCCGAAGCCCCCCATAAAACTAGAAAATAAGGTTACTGACGCTAACGTCGCTCAACACGCCGTGCGTGTTACGTCGCTCACAACCCAAGTTTCCATACCAACACATGAACGCTTCCCACTGGTCTTTGCCAGTTACTCGGGAAAGCACCGAACCGTCTTGGTCCGCCCAGCCCCAGTCTTTTTGGACATAGAGCTTCAGGTCGCCTGTGCTTAGGAAGAATAACTTGTTGTAGGTTGCGTGCTTATCGAACTCGATTGTGATCGGGTTCGAACCGCCAGCATACGTCAACTTCTGGAAACCACCACGCAATTGCTCAGGAGCATAGCGCACATCGCTTGTCAAAAGATTGATGTACTCTCGACGAAGCGAGTGATGGCCTATGATAAGGTTCGGCTCGTCGCCGCCCTTCTCATCGATTGCATCAATGGTAAGTTGCATCAACTCAAGAGACAACGGACGGTCCGTACCGGCATTGCCTTCGTTGTGCGCCTTCCAATCCGCATTAGCCCCAACATCAACACCCTGCAAGTCGAAATCGCTGTCGTCTTGGACGATGTGATCGATACCAGTAATCTCGTTGTTAAACGAGTTACCATTAGCGTCACCACGAACAATAAGGTCGTTATCAACAATTGTTGCGCTGGCCATCGTGAACGTGGTTCGACTTGGGACAGTCAATGCTTCTGCAAAAATAGGCGTTCCACTCGTCAATTCGGCAACAGTGCCAATAGCAAGCGCATCGCCTACCTTGACGTACCGACTGCCGGGATTATCACAAGTCACCGTGGTAACAGTTCCGACAGGAGTTGTAACCAGCGACATGACGCCCGTTTTACCACCATGACCAGCACCTAGCGCCGCGTCATTGAGGAAGTTGCCGTAGCACTGACGGTTCATGTCGTTACGCAAATCGCGGCGCATACCGTCGATTTCCGTCTTCATTGCCGTAGCGAATGCGCCGGCTGAACCCTGTGATGCTGCGATAACAGCGCCCGTCAAAGTAATCCGGCCGTACATATATTTAGCCAGAATGTTTGACGTGACGAAACCCTGTGATCCAGCAGCCGGAAGCGAAGACGTTTCACCACGAGCGCCAACGCCCGAGTTACGAGTCAAATGCACCGGGAACTGAACCCGCCGACCTGTCCAGCTTCGCTTGGACTTTTCGACGTATTGCAGAAGTGTAACCTTGTTGTTGAGGTGCTCCCGAACAGGACCCTCATAAAAATCCTTGAGAACAACATCAAAATTGCTGCCGCCCCCAACTGTTCCGATCTTTTGAATAGCCATGAGCTACCCTCCTAAAATCAACCTATTGATTTCAGGAACTCAATCGCACCAGCCTCAGCGTCTTCAAGGTTATCACCATAATCCCGTGCCCGTGGAGCCGCGACATTTCCACCACGTTGCAAAGAACGCGGAGGCACCTTCATTCCCCGAGTGCCAGCCCGTTTCTCGAACTTTTTACTCTCGGAGCGGTGTGAACGCTTCGCCAACTCTCCTACAGAAGCATAGGGATTTACTCGGATCCCCTCTAGGATGTCTCGCCTCTCCGCCCAGGGATACTTAGCCTGGGCATCAGAAATCTCCGATTCAATGCGGCGCTCCTCTTTCTCAAGAAGAGCCTCTTGGCGCCACTTGGCCGCCTCACTGAGTTGCCGTTGCGACTCCTCGTACTTCCGCTCTAAACTGGTAACCTTCTGTTCTAATGGATCGGCAAACTCATCGTACTCACTGGCCTGCTGCGGTTGTGTTACCTGATTTATTCCTTGTTGTAACTGACCATGCGCCCACTGCGCGTAGTTATTCAGTTGGTCCTTTTCAGCCTCTAACTGACGGAGCCTCGCCTCCAAGTCCCCCTGCGAGTCTCGGTCAGTTCGCAATTGCTCGCGACTCTCCTTGAAACGCTCATAAGGAACCGCTTGCGGTTTTCCGTCCTCGCCAATCTCAGGTTCAAATTCGTCAATATCGCTTGACTCCGCGTTAAGATCGGCTTCCTCGATGGCCTGCGATTCCATCGTGTGGTCTGTACCAGTATCGCTCATCTTTATATCTCCCACGCACTGACTATCGCGTCAGTAGGCGTTTACCGTGGTCCTGTTTCAAAACCATATTCATACTCTGCAACACCTGGCCCGCGAGTCCCCATTGCCTGGTTCATCTCGGGAGTGCCGCCTCCCATAAGCCCTGGAGGTGGACCTCCACCTTCAGGAGGCCCAGCTACCGGTTGAGGCACCTGGACCAATTCCCCCACTTCCTCCGGCGGAGTCCCTGGGGGCATACCGGGCGCTCCAACGTACTCTTGCCACCAAGGTACGCCCTGTTGCGCCTGTGATTCATAGTAGTAATGCATCGCCAGATGCTGCACAAAATTAGATTGAATGTCTGGCGACAGCAGCCTGTAGTCCACTGACTTCATGAAATTCATCAGCTCATCGATATGCACCACATGGTCTTCCCATGGCTGCACCTCGGTCTGCCTGCCATTCATGAGCACATGGTTCTCTTCCCGTGCGTATTGACGGTCCTTCGAGTCATCACCCTCGAACTCAGAGCCGCCGAACTCCATCATCTTGCGAGCTGCCATCTTGGTCTGCGGGTCGTTCGGATCGCCCAGGATACCCACCTGAAACATCTGCATGATTTGTTCGCGCCGGTAGCTCGGATGCTTTGGTAGCATTGAGTTGGCCACAATACGCACATCGGTAGAGCGCACCTGGCTGGCGTGGAAGCTGAAGACCTCCGGTATATTATCCTTGCCGGCAACCTTGATTGTCTGCTCGATGGGCATAAAGTCCCGCCAGTACATCAGCATAAGCCGAGCAATCTTCTCAACAGCCGCTTCGAGCTCCCGCACCGTTGGGCCAAGCTTCGTCTGGTCTAAATCAGAAAGAAGACCGACAAGCCGGCCAGAAGAGCCAGCAGCGGCCTGACCCCTGGATACATCACTAATGCCACTAATCGCTTCAATGTGGTCAATCTGCTCTTTCTCTATCAACCTGTGCTCAGGAGATAGGGGCGGGGGAGGTAATGGCTCCGGCGGTCTGGTCGCAGTTCGGTTGTATACGATAATCTCACCCGGTTGGTCGGTGATTTGCGATTTATCGATACTCCCCTTCTCCGCTCGCCACTTGGGCATCGCATGAAGGTCCTTATTTTCAATACGCTGCGAGAC